ACAATGCCTTCGAAGGTCAGATCACGGTCATGATCAGTGAACCCCAGCACCGCTCCATCCCTGCGCTGCACGGCCCAGGCCCGGCACAGGCTTGCAACGCCCCCGGCAAGATGCGCCAGCAGACCCTCGCGACCCGCCATCAGACCCGAAGCTCCACCACCGGAACCGACGGGACATCCCCCGCCTGAAAGGCATCGATCGAGGTCTGGATACGGTCCGTATCAAACCGGACCGGGACGTCGAACTCGAACCCGGCCGTCAGAACGGCCCCCAGGGCGGGGGCTTCTGCAAAGGTCACGGTCCCCGTCGCCTCTGCCAGGGTCCAGTCCACACCAAGAACCCGCTCTACCCCCCCCACCGCCACGCGCACCGTCGTGGCCACCGGCTTTGCAATCGGGCGCTGGTAGGTCCCTGTCCCGGAAACATAGGTCTTGCTCAGTCTGAAGTCCTTGCGCACCCCATCCCCTTGCCCGATGAACTGGTCCTGTGCCGTGACCGGTTGCGATGGGGCGGTCGATTTGAAGTCCGCCCAGTCCTTCCAGCGGAACCCGTGCAACTGACCGCGCCGCGCCTCGAAAAAGGCAATCACCTCTCCCAGATCGTCCAGGCTGCGCATCCCCAGACCGGCGTCATAGCGACGGCGCGAATGTTCCCAGGGCGTGCTGCGCTCTTCAAATCCGTTCGTCAGCGTCACGATTTCCGTACGCCGCTCCGGCCCGCCGGACGACCCGAAACTCAGGTTTACCGGGAACCGCACTTCGTGAAATCCCATTCCGCGCCCTCATCTGTTCCGCTGGCCGCGCGCCAGCATCCGGTTCACCTGCGCGGCGATCTGCCCCTGGCTGCGCTGAAATCCCTGCACGTCCGGCGTCGTTACATTCATGACCACCGACACGCCCCTGCCGCTGCCCCCGGCGCTCTGTACGCCCAGGCGCCCATCCGCGCCCCGTGACAATGGCAGAATGGCCTCCGGACCCGCCTCCCCCATCAGGCCCAGTCCCCCGCGCATCGCGAACCCGGTAGGGCCCGTCACGACGCCACCGCGCGCAAAGGGCGTGACGCGGCCCTGTGCGATGACCCCCCCTTTGGCAAAGGGCGTGACAGACGACATCAACCCGCCAACACCCTTGGCCAGAAGGCCGCTCAACGCATCGGTGACGGGCCGGGTCGCCATACGGTAGACGGTGTCGGACAGGGACTGGCCGATGACCTTCAGCGCGTCCGACAGCTTGGCCCCGTCAAGAGCCAGGCCATCAAAGGCGCGCCGCAACCCGGTGCCGATTCCGCTGGACAGAAGGGTCACGTCGCGGCCCGCCTGGGCAATCCCGCCCTGCATCTTCCCAAGTTCGTTGTTAAAGCCGCCGACGCCACCTGCCGCCGACGTACAGGCCCCCTCAAGGGCCACAATTCTCTCGGTCAAACTCTCGATCTCGATCATCACCTTCTCCCTTCATCCTGTCCGGAAAGGCCCGCACCAGCGCGTCCAGCCGCGCCCGCGTGAACGCGGCCTGCCCCGTCGGCCCAAGGCCAGCCAGAATCTGCAATTCCGCCGGGGTCAGGCGCCAGAACGCCTCCGGTGCCAATCCAAGCTGCCCGATGCCCACCTGCATCAGGCCCGGCCAGTCGATGCGGGTCACGCCCGGTCGCCAAGGTTCTGCGGCGCAAAGGCCCGCGCCAGCAACTCGGCAGCCATCCGCGCCGCGCCGCCCAGTCCGCCGGCGATTTCCGCCGTGCGCAGGTCCTCGGCCGTGCCGCGCCAGCCGCCGCCCCGCAGACCTGCCACGATCAGCGCCATCACATCCCGCGTGCTGAACCGCCCCTGCTCAAAGCGTTCCACCAGGTCCACCAGGCTGCCCGTGTCCATCGCGGCCTCCAGCTCGGCCAGCGCCCCCAGGGTCAGGCGCGCCACATGCGCCTGGCCATTCAACATGACGGTCACCTCTCCGGCCCAGGGGTTCGCCATCACAGCGCCACGAAGGTCAAAAGCCCCGCCGAGGCCAGCGTCAGCTCGTACGTGGCCTCGCCGTCAAAAGTGCCTGCGTATTCCAGCGCTGTAATCTGGAACGCCCCTTCGATTGTCCCGAAATCCGGCACGATCACCCGAAAGGCCGGCATCCCCCCCGCAAAAAACACCTGCCGGGCGCGGGCATCGGTCTGCTCATCGCGGAACACCCCGGATCCGCTGATCGAGGCCGATTTCACGCCAGCCCCGGCCAGCAGTTCGCGCCAGCCACCCGGGCTGTCCAGGCTGGTCACGTCCACCGGTTCCGCATTCAGGCTGATCCGCGTGGCCCGCAATCCCGCCACCGTCTCGAACTGCCCCGACCCCGAAAGGTCGATCTTGATCAAAAGGTCCTTGCCATTCTGGACAGGCATCCCGCCGCTCCCCTCAGATGTTTCGTTTTCCGCCCCGCGCGCCCTCAGTCCTCGACCCGCGCCCGGAATGTCATGTCAATGCGCCGCACGCGGCCATCGTCGCGCCTGCGGGCCGTGGCCCGCTGAAACCACAGGCCCACCAGACGCCCCCGGCTTAACACCAAGGACACATTGTTCAGCGCGTCTGAAATCGCCACGGCCAGGTCCTTGGCCGTGTGGAACCCCGCTGCCTCGCTGATCACGCTGATTGCGAACAGGTGTTCGGCCCCGGACCCGCTGGCATCGGACAGATCGCGCACCTCTTCAGAGCCGATCAGCACGAAAGTGCCCGCGCCCTGCCCCTTGGGAATCGCATCGACGACCGGAACCCCGGCCAGAACCGGCAGGGCGGTCAGGTGCTGATACACGGCGGCCTGTAGTGCCGCAGCCTGTCCATAGCTCATGTCGTCCCCTCTTCCTGGGCAAAGCACAGCAGATACCGCCCCGCCGCATCGCGCTCGGTCACAGCGAGAATCCGGAACAGCCGCGATCCGTCACGAAACCGCTGGTGGGGCCGCGGGCGCTGTTCGGCCCCCACCGGCGCGCCACGCACCGTGATCCGGTAGGTCACCAATGCCCGGGTAAACTCTTCGACCGGCGCATCCCGCCCCGTGCCGGCCGTAACCTCGGCCCACAGGGTCCCCAGGGCGTGCCAGAACTCCTGATAGCCTCCCAACCCGTCCGGCTCGGTGCGCAGCACCTCCAGAACCAGCGGGCGCGACAGGGATATCCGGGTCATGCACGGCCTCCGCCCAACACCCGAACGGTCCGCCAGCGCTCGATCAGCGACACAATCGCAAAGGGCAGCCCCTGTTCGCGCAGGCCCATCTCGTCGCGCCGTTCATACAGATCGGCCGCCAGCATCAGCACCGCCTGCCGCAGGTCCGCCGGAACATCGCTCCACAAGGCCCCGAAACCTGCCGTGAACACCACCTCGACCTGCCCCGCAACCGGTGCCGACGGCAACAAGGTCCCTGTCGGTGCCAGGCGCGGGCGGTGCAGATCGGCGATCACCCGGTAGACAGCGGCATCCAGCACGGTTGATGCGCCCGTACTATCCCTCAGCGTGACCGAAGCAATGCTGCGCACCGGAGCCACCGGCAGCGCCTGCGCTGCCGGGTCGCGCCAGTCGTCCAGCACCCAGCGGAACACGCGCTGCAACAGGGCCTTGCCGGTCCGCCCTTCGATCACCGCTATGGCGGCCCGCAGATAGGCTTCGATCAACCCATCCTGCAATCCCTCCTCGGCAAAGCCGGTGCCCAGCCGCAAATGATCCCGCATCACCTGAATCGGTAAGGCTGCGGCCGGAATGGGCGTGTCTTCAGTCAACATGGGGGTCGTCTCCGCTTCCCGAAAGGCCAAAACTTCAGTGTGCAAAGGTCGCCCCGCCCTGCGTCAGGCGAAGCCGCACATACCGGCCGCCGCCCCTGAGACGGGGCGGCACAGTATTCAGCCGTCAGGTCAGCGCGAACCTCAGCAGCTTGATCGCCGCATAATCGCTGATGTCGCCGCCCACGCGCTTGGTGGCGTAGAACAGCACATGCGGCTTGGCCGAGAACGGATCGCGCAGAATGCGCAGGTCGGTCCGTTCCGCAATCGTGTACCCTGCGGCAAAGTCGCCGAAGGCAATCGCATGGGCATTGGCGGCGATGTCGGGCATGTCCTCGCAGATCAGCACCGGATATCCCATCAGACGCGGCGGTTCCGCAACGGCAAGCCCGTCAGCCCACATGAAGCGGCCATCGGCGTCCTTCATCTTGCGCACGGCCCCGGCCGTCTTGGAATTCATGACAAAGGTCGCATTGGCCCGATAGGGTGCCGCCAGCGCGTAGACAAGATTGACGATGCAATCCACGGCGTTTGTCGCCGGAAAATCGGCGGCCGCGCCGCTGGCTACATAGCCGAGGCTGCCCCAGGTCCACGAAGCATTCGCAACCTTGGGCGGCAGCAGGAACCCTTTGGGCTTGTCCACCCCGTCGCCATTCACAAAGGCCGCCGACTCCGACCGGATGAAGCGCGAGGCGATCTTCTCGGCCAGCCAGCCCTCCACGTCAAAGGCGCTGTCGTCCAGCAGCCGCTGGCTTGCCTTTGGCATGGCCGCAAGCTGGTGCAGCCGGATCGAGATGCGCTCGATCAGCGGCGTCGCCGTCTCGCTGACCGAACCGGTTTCGGTGATCCAGCCCGTTCCAACGTCCGAGCGGTCGATCAACACATCGAAGTTAGAGGCGTCCACCGTGACCACGCTGGCAATCGACCGGATCGACCCGGTGGCAACCAGCATGGATTTCACGGTGTCCGCCGTGCGCGGGTCTACCAGAAAGCCGCCATCGCCGGCCACAGCCGTGCTCAGCGCTTTTCCCTCCAGCGTCAGGCCCCGAAGGGCCTCGTCATCGCCGTGCCGCAGATAAGCGTTGAACGCCTTCTTGTGCGGCTCCTCGCTTTCGACAGCGGTCGAAAGCACCGGGCGCCCATAGGTCATCGTTTTGGCTTGAAGCATGGTCAGTCGCTCTTCCTGTTGATGCAATGCAGATGTCACTTCGGCTTGAAAGCCATGGAATTCCTGCAGAAAACCAGACAAAGCCTCGGTCATCTGCTCGGCCGGTCCGGCGGCCACGGGGCGTTGCGCCCCGGACCGGGTCTTGGTCTCACCCATCGTGTCCCCCGTGATTGGGCCGCGTCAGCGCGCGGCAAGATTGCGGCGCGCCTGCTCGAACAGCCGCGCCAGCCCGCTCCAGCCCGCATCGGCGACAGGGTCGGCCTTGGCCTGAACCCGCGCTTCCGCCAGCATGGGAAAGGTCACCAGCGACACTTCCCACAGGTCCAGTTCCTGCAGCAGCCGCTGCCCCTTGGCATCCCGCTCGGCCCGCAGCGTGCGATAGCCGATCGAAAGTCCGTCGATCGCGCCCGCTGCAAGCAGGGCAACGGCCTCCTGCCCGCGGGCCACGTCCGTCAGGATGCGCCCCTTGACATAAAGTCCCGTGGCATCTTCGCGCACCTCGTCCCATACCCCGATGGGCTGCGCCGGATCATGCTGCCACAGCATCTTGACCCGCCGCCCCGATGCGGCCAGGGCGGCAAGCGAGGCGGCATAGGCCCCGCGCCCCACCACATCCCCGCCCTGGTCCCGGCGTCCGAAGATCGAGGCATAGCCTTCAACCCGCGATCCCTCCGTCACTGTGATCCCGGCCTCGGGTCGGTGGAACTTTCGCTCCGGCGCGCCCGTCTGTGTCCTCTCATCCATGTCGCTGCTACCTCATCGCTGCCGAAATCACGGCCTCGGCCATCTGCGCCAGCAGAAAGCAGGCCACGCCGT